GTACAACGCAGTCCGAAATGGTCTTTTTCTTGCTTTCTTAGACTATCAAGCGCTTCATTTAATTCAGTTGGCTTGTTGGTTTGTCGCTTTACATCTTGAGCAGTTGAGTTTCCATGGTCGCGTGAGGTATTCCGCGAGAATGCGATTACATCTCCAGCATCTGGGGAGTTCGTCACGATTCGTTCCTCTCCCGTAAGGGTCTCGTTGAACCTCTTGCGTCACCTATCCTACACCCCTACATGGCAGTCCATGTTAAATACGACACGCGGACGCTCTAGTTGGTCGTGACCTAAAGGAAAGAAACTTCCAGTTGGTTCTGCTCTTACTATTAACACCCCACCAGCAGTTACATTGACTATGCCAGCAACAAGAGTTCGCAAGGCTTGGGCTAGGTCTCTCGCAGTCGCATAATCATCTCTGCCAGCACGAACTGAAATCTGAACACTTGGTCTATCGAGTTGAATAGCAGTTGAGCCAAAGGTAGTTAAAGGAGCAACTCCCTGATATTCATAAATACAGACACACAAATCTGGAGTTTCAGGCATCTTTGAAAGGAAAAGATTAGTTCCTATCGTTAGGTCGGCTCTATTCGTGTCAATATAAGCCCCCAGAGCCTCTAATACGGTCGCCATTTAGATACCCATAGCCTTTTTAACTGATTTTAATAAACGCCCTGACATGCCCTCTAGACGCCTTTTAGCAGGGTCTTCCAGATACTTAGATTTCTTGCCGTTTCGGTAAGTTCGTTCCATATCTTCGTGGACTACAAGAGCGTAGTCTGCTGCCGCACCGCCATAGGTAATCTCTACGACTAATTCATTTCCCTGAACTTGCGGTAATCCGAGTTTTCCAGAAGCCCGTAGATTACCTGTATCTAAGGGGACTTGGTCTTGGCTTTCTTCAAAGATGGTTGCTGCTTCTTTGTATAGGGCTGCCGAAAGAGCAACGCCAGCAAGTGCTCCGCCACGCATAAGTATTTTAGCGAGTTCTTTAGAATCAACTTCAATGGTTTGCTTTGGCATTAGAGAGCCCCGAATCTAACCTTTGTGTGATGAACCGCCGTAGTTCCGTTTGCGCTATATCTTACCTTACGGACTTCCACAATTCTTGGTTCAGGATTTGTTCCCGGTAAATCTATTCTATCTCCGATGGCAATATCAGCATCAGACATAATATAAAGAGTTCCGGGTTCTGTAATTTCAATGCCTTGGTCATCTCGCTTTATCGTAACATTAGAAACTACGCGACAAGCATAAGCAGTTCCCTCTGCGGCAATGGTTTTGGCGCCATAATTATTTATGCTACTTGCTTTATAGACTGTGACGCTATCCGTCATGTCTCCAGTCCAGTGGTCTGGGCTTCCAGCGATATAACTCATGAAAGCCTCCTAAACTGTATAGTCGTGAATGCCTGTATAGAAATCCGATTTGTATTCTGTTACAGCCTTCTTTGCAGTAGCAATAATAGCCTGAGCATTTACTTTAATTGATGGTGGGAACAAGCCATCTCTTTGAGCGGTTAAAGTTCTAGCAAGTTCACGGAACTCTGCTGCCGATGTGCCATATTGCTCCGAGATGCTGAGGTCGCCGATACTGCGTGAGTAATTACTTCTGTGGGCATAACGACCAGCAAGTATTTCTGCTCCTGCTATTGCGGCATCAAAGACATTTCCGTGCGTAGTCAGAAGATAAGTGATTTCAGCATCTTGAAAATGGGCGTCAGCACTTACTGTATCGCCAATAAGAAAACGGACTTTATCTCTGTCCGTAGTAGGTTCAACATAGGTAAAAGCCATTACATACCGCCAAGCATAAATGAAGTTACGCGAGAACGATTTAAGATTTCTGCTTCACTTGTCACCGATGAAGTTAAAGCAATTGTGCCATCTGAGTCAGGCAGAGTTATTGTTCTATCTGCCGTTGGGTCAGTAGCCTGTAAAGTCAATTCAAAGGAATCGGCAGTAGCACCCTCAAAGATGATAGCGGTTGGAACTTGTGGATTAGCAGTAAATGTGCCGCCGTTCTTTAATACATAATCATCTAACTCGGTATCAACATCAGTTGCTAGATTTTGGAAATCGACAGCAACATTTGGCGCATCCGCGTTTTGTGGATAGCGCAAGCCTTTAGTTGTTGTAGCAGCCATGTTATCTCCTAAGCACTCTTTATTCCATATAAATAAAAAGTTGAATATGTCGCATAGTTACCAGCAAGGCTATTTACCTGTATTGAACTGATAGCCGTATTGTCGTTCCATTTGTTTGTGTACCAATCATTAGCCCCACCTGCGGCGGCAGTATTAGGCATACCATTTATTGCTAAAAATGATTTAGGATTAGCGGAAGTATAATTAGGTATGTAAATCTGTGTCGTGTTATAGACATTCGCTCCCGCAAGGGAACCAGCAATTAAACCTACTTGAAAATATACTTGAGTTCCTGTTGCGAAATTATTACTTTGCTGACAAATAACATAGCGTTGCGTTCTATTTGAAGTGCTGGAATTGAATGTTATTTCAACATCATTGTAGTTAGCGGCATTTCCTTGTCTGCCTACAATATAAACCAATAAATCTGTATAAGTTTGAGGTATAGAGTTGAAACTTACAGAAGTAGTGCTTCCTGTTATGGTTGCTTTTGCTAGTGCGGTAAATGACATTTTTTATCCTATGCTCTCAAGATCCCGTATAAAGAAATCGTAGAACCGATTGCGAATGTTCGCGCCGCATCACCAAAAGCAGGAGCAAAAGTAACAGAAGTTATTGCAGAAGTGTTTAACCAACTGTTGGAAGTAAATGTGGCGCTTTGATTACTCAACATAGCACTTGCCAATGCCGTTTTACTTATTGAGGTATTGGCATAACTAAATACTTCTAAACGATGGTAAGAATCTCCTATAACATTATTTATTCCGCCATAATATGTAAGCGTTCCTTGTCCTTGTGCTGAGTTTCTATAATAACTTACACCAGTAGAATCATTAACTAACTGTGCGTAACCATATTCAGCAACGCTACTACTATTATATCTAAAAGTAATATCTTGGAGAGAAGCAGAATCTCCTCTTGCTACTCGCAGAATAAAAACTAAATCTGTGTAAGTTTGAGGTATGCTGGAAAATGTTATTTGATTAGTCGCAGAACTTAAAGTAGTCGTTTGTATAGCGGTATATGTTTTAGCCATTTATTTTCTCCTATACCGTTTCTAATCCATAAAGAGATACTGTTGTTCCAACTGCAAAGTTGCCGCTTCCTGTAATTAGAGTAAGACTATTTATTGCGGCTGTGTTTTCCCAAGTGGTAGTGGTAAAACCTGTTGCGCTATAAGTGCCACCTGCGTAGCCAGTTCCAAAGAAACAACGCGCATTTTTATACTTGTTCGTGTCTGTGTAATCTAAAAACTCAAATATATTGGCGCTAAACAAGTTGCTACCTTGTCCGCCACCATTGTAAGAACCCAAAGCAGAAGTATCGGCATTTGCTGTGCTTGCGGTTGAGTTTCCGTCAGCCATCACCCTAAAACTGAAATAGTTATTTTGGTTAGTATCGGTGTTAAATGTTACTTTGAGATTATTCCAATAAGTTTCACCTGATTGATCGTTTTTAGCAATAACTCTAAGCACTAAATGTTTATATGTGCTAGGAATAGAACTTAGAGTAATACTGCTAGATGAAGCGCTTGTAACAATAGTTGAAGAAATAGAATCGTATGAACCTTCAACAAATTGACCCCTAGCAGAAGGCAGGGTAATAGAACCCGTGGTCAGCGAACTGACTTGGGCTGACGGAAGTAATATCCGTTGTAGTCCTAAGTGGGTTGTCATACCCTGCCTTTCTTTTTAGAGAACGAGTGTATCTGCTTCTTCTGCTGTTAGCGGTTCGCCAGCAACAAGTTTAGCCTTTGCGCTTGCTTTAAGTGCTGCTAGAGCATCAGCCTGTGCTTGGCGTTCTGCTTCTGCTACTGCGTATGCTGCTTGGTCCGCTTCGCGCTGTGCGATTTCTTCAGGAGTTAATGGAAGCACTTGGCTTTCACCAGTAGAGCAGTCCACAACTACCTTAGTTAGTACATCAGACATAGTTTCTCCTTTCTTTCGTTATGAGTTCTTTATTCCGTAAAGAGTGGCGGTTGAGTGTTGAACGAAATTACCACTAAGCGCAATCATTCTTATTGAAGTTATTGCTGCGGTATTAGACCATAGACCAGCCGTCATAAACAGCAGTCCTGTAGATAAATTATTTTCACTTACAGAATCAAATGAAAATGGTTTTAGGTTAGATGAAGCATAATTAGGTATATACAATTCATCGTTAGAAAATGTATTCACTGTTCCATTTGAGGCTGGGATACTACTGATTTGAACATTATTAGAACTGGTGGCACTTGCGCTAGAGGCTGTACTGCCATTACCAAGAAGCCATTTTCTTGTTAATGTTGCACCAGCGTCACCATTGAACGCGTATAACATTAAAGCCCCGTCGGTTACTCCCGCCCTATCACTCCTTAAAGATGTTTTAAGTAACAAATCAGTATAAGTCGAGGGTATGTTAGTCAATTCTATATCAGCCACTCCGCCGCTACCAACTGTTATTTTGGATACAACTTCATAAGTAAGTGCCATTATGCCGCCTTTATTCCGTAGAGAGTGAAGGACGAACCAATAGCATAAGTAGCCGCATCAGACCTCATGAGTATTGAAGTAATCGCGGCTGAACTGCGCCACATATTCAAAACTACGCCCGTGCCATAAGCAGGATTGCTGTTTCGTGATACAACATGTTTATACACGCTTGTATTTGAGTAATTATTTATGAAAGCAACAACTGTTTGACCGAAAGCACTACCTAAATATCCTCCCCAACTTAATTGTCCGAAAGCCACATTTGTTGGAGCGCTTGAAAATGGCGTCGTTCCGTCTCCATGATTTCTGTTAAATGAGTAATTACTACCAGTATCACCATTTAACAGGAATTCTGTTTGAGCCGTTCCTGATGTAGTGGCGGCATTGGTAACAATCACAAGATCTGTATAGGTTTGAGGAATACTACTAAATGTAACTGAAGCAGCAGCACCCGTAAGAATGTTACTTGCTATTGGTTCGTATGTTTTAGCCATTATGCGCTCGTAATTCCATATAGGGCGAAGGTTGAACCACTTTTCAAGAGAGTACCACTATCTAAACTAAAGAATCTTATTGAAGTTATAGCACTTGTACTCATCCACACACTACTTTGAAAATCTGTTAATCCTGGAAAAGTTCCGTTGCCATTAGTATTATATCCACCCAAAGTTTTTGAGGTTTTATATTTATTGGTATTCGCATAATCAAGTATATCTATTACAACACTGTTAAAAACATTATTGTATGGCGCGGTTGTATTATAGGACAATTTACCAGCGAGGGCAGAACTTGTACTTGTTGTGTTAGCCGAAACAATCGAGGAACTATCACCTCTGAGATAGTGTATAGCATAATTATTACCTGTATCTCCATTAAATTGCATACGGCAATCTGCGGGACCTGGGTGAGAAGTTCTTGCTATTCCTCTGATTTGTAAATGTGTGTATGTCGAAGGGATAGAAGTGATTTCAGCATAAGCCGCATCTGAGCCTAAAGTGACTGTAGAAATAGAATCATAATCACCCTCCTTGAACGCCCTTTTAGCACTTGGGGTCGTCAATGAACCCGAGAGCAGGGTTGAAACCTGTATGCTCGGGTTCGCTCCTAATAGACGACTAGGGAGTGACATTCTTACCCCTTAGGAAGTTGCTACGCGGTTTACAAATCCGTGAATTGTTACAACATTCGTAGTTCCAGCATAAGCCTTGATAATCAAAGAGTTGCGTAGAACTAAGTCAGGGCAAACAAGTGTCAAGCCTGATGTTGCTGGTATTGATAACTTAATGTCATCATCTACTGAGGTTGTTCCGCCCCATTGTAGAGTTAGATTTACAGCAGATGCGCTTGAGTTATATGCGTATAGCGTAATAACATCGCAGTCAGTTGTAGATGAAGTCGCGGTGTGGATAGTATCGCCAGCAGATGAAGTTGCGGCAACCTTGATTCCACGACCATGAGTTGAACCCGATAGCGGGATTCGGCTTACTGTTGTTGGCATTTATTTCTCCTTATGCGAATACCTGTACCGCGAAGGCAAAGGCTTGGTC